GAGGCGCGTGCGCAGGCCATAAAGGACGAGAAAGCATATAACGCTCGGCTGGAGGAAATATACAAGTATACGCAGGCCAACATTGAGCGCACCGTGAACAACTGGTATGCCAACTACGCCATTAAAAATAAGCTGACCATGGCGGAGGCCCGGCGCCGGGTGCGTGAAATGGATATCCGCCAATATGAACGGCTGGCGCGCAAGTACGTGCGGGAGCACGACTTTAGCGAGCAGGCCAATGAGGAAATGGAGCTGTATAACTTAACAATGCGCGTCAACCGGCTGGAATATTTGAAGGCCGAGATAAATCTTGAACTGCTGGCGGGGTACGACGATCTTGAACACGAGATTGAAAAGGACCTGATAAAAACCGCCATGAAGCAAGACAAGCGCATGGCCGGCATATTAGGCAACAGCGCCATCGGCAATCAGAAGTACGCGCACCAGATTGTGAATGCCTCGTATCAAAGCGCCACATTTAGTGAACGCTTGTGGGGCGTGAATATGCCGGCGCTGCGGGCCCACCTTGAAGCAGAGATCCGCAACGGCTTAATCCAGGGCATAAACCCGATAGAGCTTGCTCGGCGCTTCCGCAAGCACTACGGCGGCAGTATATACAACACGGAGCGCTTGATGCGCACCGAAATGCGGCGCGTACAAACGGCCGTGCAGAAAGAGAGCTTTGAGCGCAACGGGTTTGATGAATACGAATTCATCACAATAGGCGCCGGCGCTTGCCCGGTGTGCGCGGCCCTTGACGGCAAGCGGTTCAAGGTGGCGGAAATGCAGGTAGGCAAGAACGCGTCACCCATGCACCCTTCCTGTCGGTGCTCAGTAAGCGCCCGCATGGACGGCGACAGATACAAGCGCTGGCTGAACGCGGTGGCAAGCGGGCAGGACGTTCGCTTCAAAGACTTTAAGTGATCACACCGGCGCAGATAGGGCTCCGGACCCGAAAGCAGTGTGCCTTGACTGTTTCTGCGCCGAGATGCAAGGCAATCACAGAAAGGTGGTGATATACCATGACACTGAGAGAGAAAGCGCAGGAGTGGCTCAAGAATTACAAGGGAGCCGGCAATGCTTACGGGGGCAATATACTCTCGCTTGAGGAAATGGCGGCAATCGTTTCGGAGTATCTGTATGAAACGGATCCTCGCAAAAAAGCAGAAGGCACAAGCGAAAGAGTCGAGGAATTGCAGGCCAAAGCCGAGCTTCTGCATGAAGACCTTATGACGGAACAGGGCAAAACGGCAGAGCTGGAAAAGCGCAACAAGGAACTTGAATTCCAGCTTGCCGGAGCTTCCAATCGGGTTCTCCGCCTCGAAGGCGAGAACTCAGCGCTGAGGTTTGCAATCCGCTGTAATGGCATGAGTGGTGCGGAGGTAAAAGCATGATTGAAATTACATACGGCAGCCGGGAGCCGCCCAGCTTAGTTATACGCGGCCACAGCGGCTATTCTACACACGGAACGGACATTGTGTGCGCCGGCGTGAGCGCCTTGTTTAACACATTGGCCAACAGCATAGCAGAGTATACAAACGACCTTGTGAGCGTGCGCAGCGAGCCGGGGGACGGCGCTATTATATGGCGCGGCCCCATATGCGAAACAGGCAGGGTTTTGTTGAATAGCTATATGCTTGGGCTGCGGGCCATCGCGGAGCAATACCCGGAGCATGTGAGCTTTAACATTGATTAATTAAGGCGGTGCACACCGCTTTTTTTAATGCATAACACTTTAACAAGTGGCGCGGTAGACGTGGATCCCGCTTAAAAGCTACGGTGGACAGGCAGGCATGAGACCTTGTAAAAAACCTTATGGACCAATAGGAGGTAAAAAGATGAAACATAGAGTTATCGCGGAATATATTAACCCTGAACAGCACGCGGCAGGCAACCGGCGCAACCGGCGCGACCGGCGCCCGCTTAATTTACAGCTTTTCGCGGACGGTGACGACGGGGACGCCGGCGACACCGGGGACAGCGGAGAAAGCGACGGCGGGGACGATCAGGAAGGCGACGACGGCGAAAAGGGCGGTGAAAAGAAGTACACCGAAGAACAGGTGAACCGCATGATCGCCAAACGCCTTGCAAGGGAACGCCGGGAGGCTGAGAGGCGCAAGAACGAGGAAGCGGAAGCCGAGAAGCTGAAGCACATGACCGAGAAGGAGCGCCACGACGCAGAATTTGAGCAGATGAAAAAAGAGATCGCGGCTATGCGCGCCGAAAAGAACCGGGCTGATATGACGGCCACGGCCGGCGACATACTGAGGGAGGCCGGCGTGCCTGCTTCCTCTCAGCTTGTGTCTAAGCTGGTATCCGATACCGCGGAGGACACAAAGAAAACCGTGGAGGATTTTGTAAAGATGTTCAATGCGGCCGTGGACAAGCGCGTCAAGCAGGTGTTAAGGGAGAACGGCAGCAGCCCCAAAAAGGGCGGCAATTCTGGCGGTGATTCTTGGACACGTGAAAAGATCATGGCCGTTAAGAACCCTACTGAAAGACAGCGGCTCATTAAAGAGCACATGGATCTTTTCAGCTAATTGGAAGGAGAACCTTTATGAACAGAAACCATAAACTTGTAAACATGGATCTTCAGCGTTTTGCGCCGGAAACCAACACAACCACCACGGCTGACCTTGCACCGGCTATCAGCGTGGATTTTACCACTCGCCTTGCTGAGAATATCCGCACCCTGCAGGAGATCCTCGGCATTGTTGAGATGGAACCGGTTCCGGCTGGTACAACCATCAAATTCTACACGGAAACCGTCACGCTTGCAGATCAGGTGGCAGAGGGTGAAGTGATCGGGCTGAGCAAGGTAGATCGCAAGCTCGCCGGCACAAAAGAGCTGGTGCTTGAAAAGTACCGCAAGAAGGTAACGGCCGAGTCTATTCAGAAGTTTGGCCAGGATCGCGCCATCAACAAGACGGATTCGGCGCTTGTTGCCGAGGTGCGCAAGCAGGTAAAAGTTGATTTCTTCACCAACATTGAATCGGCTACCGGCACGGCAGATTCCGGCAGTACGCTTCAGGCAGCGCTCGCTAATGTGTGGGGCGGTATGCAGCACAAGTTTGATGACAAGGACGTAACTCCGATCTTCTTTGTATCTTCCGATGATGTTGCGGATTATCTCGGTGGTCAGAATCCGGTTGTCGTTCAGACACAGTTCGGATTCAAGTACATTGAGAACTTCCTGGGCCTCGGCACTACGTTCATCAATCCGGGCATCACAAAGGGCGCTGTATATGGCACGGCCGTAGAGAACATCAATGGCGCTTATGTACCGGCAACGGGCGGCGACCTCGCAAGGGCGTTCAACCTCACAACGGATCAGTCCGGCCTTGTAGGCATGACACACACTATCGACAGTGAAACGGCGTCTATCATTACGCTTCTTTTCATGGGCGTTATTTTCTACGCAGAAGACCTCAGCGGCGTAATCAAGAGCAAGATCGGCGAGACAGAGACGACCTACACGGCGGTCGAGAGCCCGACAGGAAACCCGGCTCAGCAGGGCTGGTATGAGCTTGTAAACGGTGAGTATGTCCTGACGGAAGACACGACGGTCACAAGCGGCAAGACCTACTACGTCGCATCCGTCTGATGCAGACTTGATCCGGCGGAGGGTGGAGCTGGTCCATCCTCCTCGATATAAGGAGATATACATGTACATTGTAGTTAAGATGTTTGACGACTTGCAGGATACGAAGGTCGTGGGCGGCATCCGGACGTATCACAGATACCATGTCGGTGATGAGTATCCGAGAGCAGGATATACTCCGACATCGGAAAGAGTGCAGTCGCTTCTGACGGGTAACAATCCGCTTAAGGTTCCACTCATAGGCATTCTCGAAGAGAAACCGCCCGAAGAGGAAGCGCTGAAAGCCCCTGAGACGGCGGAAGAAGTGAAGGCGGAAGAACAGCCCACCGAAACGGAGAAAGCGCCGAAAAAGGCCCCTGCAACGCGCAAACGGGCCGCGCCGGCAAAGCGCAAAGCGACCCCGAAGAAAGAGGGCTGATATATGGCACAGCAGTTAATTGACAAGATTATGCGCCGCATAGATTACAGCGGGGATATAAACGCGGTTATTGAATTGCAGGTGCGCGATCTTATCGAGGACACGGAGCAGCAGCTTTGTAACCGGCTGGGCGTTGATGCTGTCCCCGATAAGCTCAATTATATCGTTGTGGACGTAACGGTTAAGAAGTACAACCGCATTGGCTCAGAGGGTACGGCGTCCCATAGCGTAGACGGGGAAAGTATGACGTGGGCCGAGGATCCGTTTGCAGAGTTCGCGGAGGACATTGACGCATGGAAGAACGCCAACGCCACGGGCCGCATGAGGGTGCGGTTCCTTTAAAGCGGGAGGCGGGCTATGAGATATGATAAGATAGTTTACTTCCAGACCGTAACACCGGGCCCGTATGATGAAAGCACCGGCGATTATGGCGCGCCGGTGATCGCGGAAGAGAGCCGGCTGGCTTCAGTGGTCACAACGGACGAGGACACGCTGAAATTGATATACGGCGGTGTGCGCGAGGACAGCTTGACCATACACATGCAGAACGCTTACAAAAAGCCGTTCGACCGCATACGCATAGGCGACAAAATCTATACGGTGGACCGGCGCAAGCGGCTGCGCACAAAGCAGGTTTTTATTGTGTCCCAGATTACCGGGTTAAGGGGTGGTACAACGTGAGTAACGGCATCAAGCTGGAAGGATTTGAGGAATTAAAGGCCAAACTGAAAAAGAACGTCAAATTGGAGGACGTTCAGACGGTTGTGAAGTTCCGCGGATCAGAAATGCAGAGCGTTGCGCAGCATGTTTGCCCGTACCGCACGGGCGCGCTGCAATCCTCTATCACGCTGGAAATTACTGACGGCGGGCTGACGGCCGAAGTGGAGCCCCACAAGGAATATGCGGCGTATGTGGAGTTCGGTACGCGCTACATGGACGCCCAGCCGTATATCCGGCCCGCGTTCATGCAGGAAGGCCGGCGATTCCAGGAAGACCTGAGCAAGTTGATGAAGTAAAAGGGGGGGGTTATGGTAGAACCACAGCAGGCGTTTTTCATAGCGGTACGCCGGGCGCTGCTTCAGGTGTACCCCGACAGCGTTTATGATGGCCGCATGCCGGGGCCCGATACGGAGTACCCCTTTACATACTTAGGGGAATTCAACCAGCAGGACCAGCAAACGAAATCTGTCATAATCGGAACGATACCCGTAACGGTGCACAACTGGCACAACAAGCCGGAGCAGCGCGGGTCCGTATCCGCCCGCAACGCGGCCGTCAAAGCGGCCCTCCGCGGGGCTGAGCATGAGGACTATGGGTTTCTGGTTACGAACGTGACGAGCCGCATAATCCCGGATAACACAACGGACGCCCCGCTTTTGCATGGTATTGTAGAGGCGGAAGTCAGATTTTGGCCGAAACATTAAGGGAGGAACAACAGTATGTATAAAATTAATTTACAGCAGTTCGCAACGTCGGCGGACGCCGTTGCGGGTAAACAGATCATTTATCTGTTCCGCGTGTTTGAGAACGCCGCTACCGATAACGGCACGGTGCTCGCATTCACCACGGAGAACGAGAACAGTGCGAGCGCGGACAGCGACAGCACCGTGACCAAAGACGGAGTAATCCAGAAGCCCGGCGCCGTAACCGTTGAGATCACCGGAACGGCCATTGTGCTGAAGGGCGACGAAACGCAGGGAGAGAAGCTGCGCGACGCCATGCTCCACAATAAACTGGTGGAGTGCTGGGAGGCGGATCTGAGCAACCCGCGCACGGGCACCAACAAGTTCGCGGGCACCTATTACCAGGGGATCTTGACGGAGTGGACAAAGACCTCCAACGCTGAGGACCTTGCGGAATACAGCTACACGTTCGCGGCCAACGGAATCGGGGCCCCGGACGGCGGCGCCGGCGTTACCGTTACCACGGACCAGCAGGCCGTTGCAGGCTATGTATTCGCAGACACGACAAAGACCGGCGTGTGATGGAGGGCCGGCGCAACGGATTGAAGCAAGGGGCAACTGTTAGAACGGTTGCTCCTTATTTTTGTATTTAAGGCGATTTTCTTATAAGGCGAAGAAAAGGAGATTTTGACAATGGCTAAAAATTTAGAACTTGAAATCGGCGGCGTTGTTCACCAGTTCCGCGCGGGCTTTGATTTTATTGACGCCGTGGAACCGCTGACAAAGCAGACACAGAACGGCTATACAGAGGAAGTGGGCCTCAATAAAATCTTGTACGGCCTGCAGGAAGGTGACGCGCGCGATCTTGCCACGGCGCTGTATTACATGAACAAGGGCGACGACAAGCGCCTGAGCATGAAAGCTGTCCAGCAGTACATTGAGGACCATGAGGACGTTGAAAAACTTTTCACCACGGTGAAAGATTTTTTGTTATCGAGCAACTGTACGAAGTTGAAGCTCAAGAAGGCGACGCTGCGGACGCTGATGATCGAGAAGAATCTGGAGACCTCACTTGGCGGGAATTCCGGGACCAATGCCTAATAAACTGCGTGCGGTATTTGGGATATACAGTAGGCCAATTCAACCAACTGGATATCCCTGACTACATGCTAATCATGGAGGCGGTTGAGTACCGGGAGGAAGACAAGTCTTTTTGGGTGCATTTCGCGGCGTGGCAGAACATGAGGGCCAACGGCAAAAAGAAAGCGGGCAAAGGCTACAAAACCGCGTTCCCGCGCTTTAAAACGTTTTACAACGTGGAGAAGGCTATGCGCAGCGTAAAAGAGAACCGCGACAAAAAGCGCAAGGATAAGGCCCAAAAAGCAGAAAGTCGGTTACAAGGTCTTAGCCGATTCTTGAAACAGAAACAGAAGGAGGAAACCAATACAGATGGCTGAAAGTTATAGTTTGAGGGCCACGCTGAGCGCGGACGGTTCCCAAATGTCCAGCGTATTTAGTCAAATTTCCTCACAGGTCGGCGGGCTTCAGAAAACGTTATTGGGCGGCATCGGGTTCGGCGTCATGAGCTCCATCGGCAGCAAAGCCGTGGACACTGTTATTTCTGGTGTCAAGGGTATGGCGTCAACCGTTATGGGTTCGGGCATGAGCTTTGAGGCTGCCGGTTCACAGATCGCGGCCACCATGGGGACCACAAAGTCAGAAATAGGCGACATCATAGCGGAGGCGTCACGGCTGGGCGCTACCACCTCATTCACCGCCACGCAGGCGGCGGAAGGCTTTAACGTGTTGGCCATGAGTGGCCTTGACGCTCAGCAACAGATTGCCACCATGGCGCCCGTGCTGGATTTGGCGGCCGCTGGCGCTTATGACCTTAGTTCGGCCGCGGATCAAGTTGTCGGCACCATTAAAGGTTACGGCAAAAGTTTTGACGAGGCGCGGGATATTAGCAACATGTTCGCAAAGGGCGCCACACTGGCCAGCACCGACGTGAACATGCTGGGCCGTGCTATGGCCGACAGTGCCGCAACGGCGTCAAGCTATGGCCAGGAAGCCGATAGAACATGCGTGGCCTTGTTGCGCTTAGCGGAGCAAGGTGTCACCGGTAGCGAGGCCGCAACGGCGCTCAGCCGCGCTATGGCGGACGTATATACGCCCACTTCCGACGCGGCCGTCAAAGAGCTTGAAAAGCTGGGCGTGGCCGTATACGACGACGAGGGTAAGGCCCGCGATTTTAACACCATTGTGGACGAGTTGAATGACAGCATGGTCGGCATGACGCAGGAAGAACGGAACGCGGCGGCTGCTTCGATCTTTTCCACATACGGCTTGAAAGCATTCAACAAAATGTGCACAAGTTCAAAGGATAAGGTCAAGCAGTTCGCGGACGGGCTTTCTACCGCCTCTGACGGCATGGGAAGCGCGGCACAGCAGGCCCAGGAACAGCTCAATAACCTGAAGGGTGATGTAACAATATTTGGAAGCGCCATGGAGGGCTTGGGCATTACCATTTTCGGCAAGCTGAGCGGCAGTTTCCGCGGCGTTGTCCAGTCTGCAACAAGCATGGTGTCAGGCATCAATTCCAGCTTAGAGAAAGGCAAGCTGGGCGCGTTCGTAACCAACGCCGGCAAGTATTTCTCCGTCTTCATGCGCTATGCCAAAAATGTTGGCACCTCATTCGGGCAGGCGTTTGCGGCCGTGGGAAAAGCGCTGGGAAAGGCAAACAGCGACTTCGGATCACTTAGCTCCTTGAACAGCTTTGCGGACGCATGCAGAACCGTATCAAACGCCCTTATCTCGCTGGCGGGCTTTATAGAGTCCCACGCGAGCACCATAGCAAAATTAATAACCATGCTGCCCAAAGTGGCGGCCGGCTTTGCCGCGCTGAAAGTGGCGGGCTTTGTGGCCGGCGTGATTATGACGGTGGGCGGCGCATTTATGAAGTTATCAACCGCCATAGCGGGCGGCAT